CCTTATCAAGGTTTGAGACAAAATAATTGTCCTCATTAGGAGATATGTCCCTGATGATATCCAAAAGGGACTCTCTCATTTCGTTTGGTGCCTGATAAGTTGTTTTTCCCCAAGCCATTTTAATCACCTCCCTTCTAAACCCTTAAAGGATTTAATCCTAACAAGGATTTAGAAATTGTGCTCGGTTTATAGTCGGAGCATCAGACTACCTTTGGTTAATAATTTTATTTTATCTAGGAGATATGAGGGGTTTGCAAGTTGGTGTTTGGTTAGTATCCGGCTCTTTTAAGTCTTTCGGACAAGGCTCCTTTCTTGCCCTTTCTGGTAGCCTCTACGAGGGATTGATGGTCTTCGAAAGTAGAAGAGGTTGACACTGGTTGAGTGGGGATTGCGTTGATTTGAGCTTTTTTGTCAGCCTCTTTGTCTTTTGCCATTGGATAGAGTATAACATACCATTTCTTGGCTGCTGCTTCGACATCTTCAGTCCCTGTTGTAATCCATTGTCCCACAATTTCATTTCTCACCGCTTCCCACATTGTTTTATTAAATACGCCGGGAGGGCTCTCGGGGTCAAGCATCGGATACTTGGCGTGAATTTCCCTCATCTTTTGGGTTCTTTGAAAGTCGTCAACAGTCTTAACGGCTTTTTTAGCTGCTTCTTCGGCCTCTCTAGCTTTTTGCTCTGCAATTTCCGCTCTTCGCCTTTGCTTTTCAAGCTCTTCTTTTAAGAGACTAACATCAACATATCCTTCGGAGTCAATCAAATTTTCAAAAGTGTCCTTTATTTGTTGTTGAGTAAGTCCGGGATAAGTAGTTGGCGGCTGGTTAGTCAAAATCGGTTCAAAAGCTGGAGTAAATTGATTGGGGGGTGCCACCTCTTGCGGCTGAAGAGAGGATAAAACATCGGTATATTTCTTTACTGTTTCTTTCAACTCTTGATTGCTTTGCTTTAGTTTTTCAAATTCTTGTTTGGTTCTTTCTTTTGCGTCTTCGGGGAGTTTCGGCTCTTCTTTCTGTTCTTCAACGGGTTGTTCCTGCGGTTGTTCCTGTAATTGTTCCTGTGGTCGCTCCTGTAATTGTTCTTGGGGTTGTTCTTCTTCAATGGTTTGTTCTTCTTTAATTTCTTCAACTTGTTTTTCTTCAGAAACTGGCGTTTCCTCTTGAGGGTCAAATGGAGGAACTTGTTTAATTCTGTCCTTTAAAGTGGGCATAGCTAATCAAAAATATAGCACTTTACTTTTTCTTTGTCAAATTCTCAAACAAAATAGCCAAATTTTGTCCTCTCCAAGCCGCACCACAGACACATCTTATCTCGCCATTTACAAACTTGGCTTGGGAGTGGTCGCATTTCTTGAAATTAACATTGGTTTTAAAGGATTTCGCTTCAAATTTTTCAACATCTTCTTCTAATTTATCTTTATGGTGATGAAAGATAAATTTATCTTCGCCTTTAATTGGTTCGTCAGATGCCATAGGATTTGTCGGGTAATTCTAGCTGCTTTTTAATCTCAACAATCATTTCATCGGCATTATCTATTTCATCTACGAGAGTCTTTGCGGCAAGGGCTCTAGCGTATTCCTCAACATACGCCTTATGGAATTCCTTGAGGTTGTTGAATTTGTCTGGCTGAAGCCATTGGTTGTTGGTTTTGGTTAGGAGGTACGGCTTCAAGTGGAGTTGCCACTCCTCCATTTTGGATATTCGGGATAATGCCTCCCAAAACTTCAGGCGTTCCTGCAACATTTCCTTGCGTTTGGATGTTTTCATTTATCTTTTCGAAAAACCTTTCAGGGTCTTTAAGCCCCGTGTCTTCAAGAGTCGCTTCCAAAAGCTCTTTAATCTTCGGTTTATAGCCCTCATCTTGTAATAATTTTAGCACTAACTGGTTGTTTGTCAAAGTTTGGATTGCCGCTTGTCTTCCCGCCTGTCTCTCCTCACCCTCAGAAATGGTCATGAGTCTAATATCAGGGATAAAGTCGTATTGTCCTTGTATGTCCTCCTTGGTGATGTATAAATCTCCCTCGTCCCCCATTTCTTTTAGGGATAGTTTGGGGGCAAACTCATATTTAAGCGGGTTCTTCTCGCGAGGATTGATGACAACGGCATTCTTTGGCAGCTTGGCGGCTTCCAACATTTCCTGTAATTGAGCTTCGGTTGTGTCGGGGTTTTGCATGAGAATGTCGGCTATCGTCTGTTGTGCCTCAACGGGAACATCGGTATCCGCAAATCCCGCTTTTTTGAAAAACTCCCAGTTGTCCTTGCCGATCACCTTGACAATTAAGTAGTGTTTGCTCTCATCAGAAAACAAGAATTGCTGGTTGTTTGCGATCCACATTGAAACAACGTCTCGCAAGAACTCTCCCAGATCGGTAAGGCTTTTCTGATCAACTGCGGTCTGCTGTCTTACAGAATTTCTTATCTCGGTAGCAGTTTTTTGACTTTGTGTGGGGTCAATGTTTGAAACGCCTTGACTCATCGCTCCCATTGCCGTGTTAAGGGCTGAAACTAATGCAAGATAAGTTGACTGAAAGTATTGAATTGAATTTGCATCTGAACGATAGGGAATAATAGCATCTGGTCTATCTACTTCCCATATGGCACGAGGCGCAAAATTAATTGTTTCGGGGCGGTAGGCGTTTGAGATTGCAATTAATGGCGAATTCATCTTCAAAACTACCTCGTCCATGTATCCACACAAAACAGCTTGTATTGCCCGCCAAAGCATAATAACTGGCTCCACCTCGCTTTCACCCAATGGGTCGTCTTGAATGGGATGGTAACGAAGCTGTGCGATGGGGATTTTGCCGTGATTATACGGATTTTCTATTTCTCGCAAGATGAGTTTATAAGTTGGTGAGAAAGTAATCCATCTATCTTTCCTATATTCGGTAACAATCTTAATCATCGGGAAGGCAATATCCTTGCCCATTCTGTCTTCTCGCCCTTGTATCTCAAGTATTCGGGGATTGTATTCAATTCTCGTGTCGGAAATTTTGTCTTTTAACCTTCTTTCAATCTCGCCCAAATTCTTAAAAAGGGGTCTTCCTTTGGCATCAACCGCCCTTTTTAGGTCTTCCAAATACACCCATTGCCTGTGTTGGAACCATTTAGCGTCTCTTATGTGTGAGGCTGTCGGGTCAATTCCACAGTCTCTGATGTCTAAGGGTTTGTATTCGTTGCCCTCATAAATCACTTTTCCGTCTTTGTCCTTTCTTACCCTCCATTCAATTAAGGCAAACTTTGAACCATAAAGTCTGGCATCCATATCAGAGATTGAGAGCTTTGTTTGCATTGAGCCGCCCTCGTCAGCCATTCGCCATTGATATTCAAGTAAGGCTTGTTGTATGCGAGCCTTGATAACATCGGCATTTTCAACGGGGACAACCCTGCCGCTTATTCTTCCTCCTGTAAGCCGTGAATTCTTTTCAATTAAGATGGTTCTAACTCTGGGGTCAACCACCCGACTCTCATACGGCCAATCGTTAGGAAGAATACCGTAATAAGTATCCGTAACATCTTTCCAGCCAAGTTTGCGGTTTATTCTCTGGGTTATATCTTCAGTCCAGTCTTGATAATGGGAATTTAGCTCTTCAATTAAATCGCTCATAGCCTGATTATAAGTTATCATCTAAAGAGGTTTTCAATTTTAACTCGATTTGGATAATTTTTAATCTTATTTGCTCCTTAAATTCTTCTATTCCTATTTTTTTATCCAACTCTTCATAAGTGTGAACACCCGCTTCAAGTAAATCGTGCCAGCAAGATGAACACACTCTTAAAAAATCTCGTCTTAAATCGTCCATCGGGAAAAAATACTGTGGAAGCCCAATTATTTGTCTTCCCCCGCAAATCTGGCAATTCCACTCTTCGGTTATTGCTCTAAAAATTCCAAAATTACCCCTCCCCCACTTGCTCCAGCCGTAAAGCATCTGGGTAATTGATGGCGTAACATAAGAGTTTTTCATACTAATGACCAGTTTTTCTTTTCTCCAGCATAGATAGGGCGACTTATTATCTTTTCATAAGTTGGAGTTATCTTATCTGGTAAGGAGCAAATCAGGTATTCAAGGGCATTGATGGTGTGGTCGTTAACTTTTAATGGTACCTCTCTTACTTGACTTCCTTCTCTTACCTCGTGATATTGATAGTTTTCAAACTCAAAAACTAAATTCTGGCAATTCTTGAAGATTTTTAATGTTCCGCTTCTTAATTTTTCTGCCACTTTTCTAATTCTAAAAGTCGTCCAGTCTTCCTCTTTGCTTCCCGAAGTTTTACTAACCGGATTAACCATCAGACCATATCTTCGCAATTCCTCAATATCCGCCATCTGGGCGGAGTCTGCAATCGTGTTAACAAAAGTCTTTCCTTCTGATTTTTGTTTGATGAGCTGTGCCAAATCGGGGGTCTGTAGTCCTGCTTGATAAATCTCGTCCCAAATAATCAGCTCTCCTTTATCTGTAATGGCGGCAAAAACAACCGCAGTAGGATTGGCAAAACCAAAATCAACACCCCTGTAATATGTCCAGTTGGGTTGAAGTTCTGTAGGCTCTATTAAGTGCTTCTCTCGTGAAAAATCTTTATACACCAAACCTGTGAATTTTTTAAATTCCGCAAGGTACTCTTGCGCAAAAGTATCCTCGTCTAATTCTTGTTTAGCTTGTTCTATCTCTTCTACTGGGATAAAGGGGTTGTCGTAGGTTGTAAATTTCCAGCTTTTCCATTCGCTGTTTTCCTTTTGACCCTGCATCCAAAGCTCATAAAAAGCGTTGTAGCCTTTGGGAGTTGAAGTAAAAAGTGCAGGAGCCTTAAAGTCTGTTAAAGCAGGTCTTAGTGCTTCATCCCAAAGGTGCTTCCAATCTTTTAAGAAAGCCACCTCGTCAACTATCAAACCTCTTAATCCTGTTCCTCTTAGTCTATCTGGGTTCTCGGCTGATTTGAGGGCTATTCTTGAGCCGTTCTTAAGCGTTATCTCTAAATCTACCTCGTTCTTCTTCAAAATCCACTCTTGGGGAATTTCTTGCGTATATCCTTGCTTCCAATGAATATCCCTTGCCATCTGATAAGTAGGAGAGACAATCCAATAAAGTCCAGCATTCTTGGTAGCCCAATCTAAAACTATTGAGCGGGCAAGGACTGATTTTCCAAACCTTCTGCCTGCGTTGACGACTCTAAATCTATGAGTATCAACGGCTACTTCGTATTGTTTAGGATGTAGTTTGATTGTCAGGCTCATAGTTGATAAAGTTAACTTTCATTTCAGAGGAATTAAATTGCTGGTTGATTTGGACTTGAGGATTTTCCTTGTACTGGGGATGGTTATATTTCAACCAAAAAATTAAGGCGGTGTCGCTTTTCTCAACCGCTCTACTAATTAATATCTGTTCCATCTCATCACACATCTTCATCTTCGCCTCATACATTGCTTGTCTGAATTTTTCGTCTTTCTCTAGCCAATTGTAATAAGTCTGGCGGTTAATTCCTACCGCATCACAAGTCATTGAGATATTTCCTTGAACCTCGGGGCGAGAGTAAAACTCAATAAATCTTTTTTTCTTGTCCAAAGTGTCGAGGGGTGCTGACATATCAGCCCTATTATAGCAGATAAGTCCACTTCCCTATTGTAGCTTCTAAGTGGGAGTGGTTTAGGAGAATTACCGCAGAATTAACGCAACCCTGCCTTGCCTTGCCCCTCCTTGCCCCACCCGGCCTCACCAGACCCTACCAGGCTAGACCTGACCAAGCCCCACCACGCCGCACCTTACCAGACCACACATCACCCCACCATACCAGACCTCGCCTTACCATACCGTACCTCACCATGCCGGACCCAACCCAACCAGACCAAACCACTATTATAATCATAATCTATTTTTCCTTTTCCCAGTGAACAACCACAAATCTACCAAAATAACCTTTCTTTTCGGGACGAAAATCAAGCAACCCTACTCTTTGACCAGTATCGTCAACTATTTTTCTTAATTGATTTTCAGTTAAAAGAGTATCATCGTATTCTATTACAAGACTCAATTCCCAATTATCTAAACGAGGCCTTACCCGATTTATTCTTCCTTTCGTTGCTGGCACTACAACGGGTCGGATATCGATAGCGTATTTTTTCGTTCCCAATGAAATTCTTTCAGGATAAACTATTAAACAAGCGGCTGCGCTTTTTTGAAGAGAACCTCTGCCCTTACCCTTAGAATAAGTAGCCCCCGAAATTAAAGCTCTTTGGAAAGCGATTCCGGGCACATACAATTCTTCTGTATCAGGGTCTCGATAAGCCGCTATCTCTGCCTGTTCTTCTACGCTCTTTTTTTCGATGGCCTCTATCTCTTCCAATGGAAATCTGTGCATCAAAAGCGGCGTAATTCCATTTACAGTTAATTTAATTCTTTGAATCATTTTGCTTCACCTCCTTTATTTTGTTTTTTCATAGGTCTTATATTCATTTAAAAAATCCTCTGCCCATTTTTTAAGCCATTCTTCGATGTAATCCTTCGGTGGTTTTATCTACAGGAATCCCCTTGATAAAAGAAGGATAAGTCGGGTGACCATTATAACCCCCCGTTGGGGGAGGGTTTTCTATTCTTGTCCCACACAATATACAAACAATAGCCCCATTATCCCAATAACTACCCATTGTATATCCCCCCCCTCCGTGGGTCGAGGGACATTTGTTTGATTTAAAAGGAAATTTACTCTTTATGTTTTTTCCCCCCCTCTTATTTTGTTTTCTCATTTACTCCCTCCAAACGCCGTCCCAATAACCATGCCGGCCACGATGGAAAGGCAAATTGCCAACCCCAAAACGTTGTGTTGCCAAGCAAACCAGATAGATAGGGCTTGGCAAATAAGTGAAATTAGATTTATTGTTGTTTTCATTTTGTTCACCCCCTCCTTTATTTTGTTTTTTCATTGTCTTTCTCATTTGATTGGCAGGGTGATTAAATACTCCACCCTTAATCCAAACTTTTTTAAGTTCTTATTGGTTTTGCGTAATTGCGACACCATTCCTTTAAATGTTTTATAGTTTAAAGACTTAAATTTGCCTTTGCTATCTACGACTAAGTTTCTTATGTTTTTTTCATTATGCCCCTCTTGTTGATTTTGCAATCGAATTTTTATCTCTTTTTTTATTCTATTCCACTCCTCCAATACAATTGACGGAAGTAAAGTGTTTTCCCCCAAAGAAATCCTCCAACCCAAAATCAATTGTTGAACAAATTCTTTCTCTATAACATCTAAAACAACATCCAACAGCTCATCATGTCTGATTTTCCAATAGACTTCCCGCATTTCTTCACTATTTATTCTCTCTTGCGGTAATTCATCGAGCACAATTGTTGTAGCCTCTTCTTTATTTTGTTTTTTCATTTTTGCTCCATTTCTTCACCATTTTTTTGTGTCCTTCTTCCGCTTCTTCCCAAGTTGAATATCTCATTACATCTAATTCATCGAAGTTTTCTTTAGAAGGAAATACCATTGTCTCAAACAAGAGAGGTTTCCCAAAACCAAAATTGTGGTCAATTCCCAAAAACACCGTGCTAACCAATTTTCCATTCGGTAAAGTTTCCTGCTTTACTACTCTATTCGCATTCTCAAACCATTTTCCCCACTCTAAAACATCCTCAATGGGAATTGCTTTTTTGCCTTTTAAGATATATTTATTTTGTTTTTTCATTTTTGCCCTCCATATAAATTTTTTTACAAAATTGCTTTAGTAGTTTTACTTTCTCCTGTATTTCCTTCTGATTTTTACCTGATAAAAAAACCAAAAATACACCGCCCATCTCTTGATTTTTCACCAAGTTTTCCTGCCACCCATAAGGGATATATTTATTGTCTAAAGGTATCCTTCGCATCTAAAAATAAACCTCATCTTTCTTTTCTGCTTCACTTAAAGGTCTGAATTCTCCTTTACTTCTTCCTCTTTTTGAGCAAGAAGTTGGCGGATAAAATCTTTGATTTTTTTACCGCTTTGAATTTCTGGGTTAGTCCACAATGTTCCTTCACAATTTGCCATATCTGGATTTTGAAAATACCCTTTTGGTATTAAAAATTTCTTATCAAATTCTTTTTCCCAATCTTTATTTTGTTTTTTCATTTTTTAATATTTTTATTTGATATTCTCAATCTCGTCAGTCCCCGCAAATTTCCTTTCTTGACTCTCGCCCAATTTGGCTAAAACCCTCCCACCTTTAGAACAAAGATATACTACTCGTGCAATAGGATCATCACTAGTCCCACTGCCTTCATTAACTTCTACCTTTATAACTTCTATCAACTTTGCATTTCTAAAGTTTGCGTATTTAATTTTGTTTATATTGTTTTTCATTTTTTACCTCCCTTATTTTGTTTTTCATTTTGGTCATTGAATGTAACGATGCTTGAAAATGTAACAGATATTGGATTATGGGCATTGCTTCCACATCTTGGACAAACACCCGATTGAGATACTTCAATTGGAGTTCTTATATCCATATCACTCACGGGTATATCGTAAATCATTCCGCAGTTTGCACAGCAAGTTCTCATTTTTATTCCTCCTTATTTTGTTTTTTCATTTTAAAAAATCTAAAAATCTCCCGTTCCTTGCTACGCTCCAAGCTTTAAAACTTCCCACTCCGTCTCCTTCTATACCATTGGCTCTATCCCAGAGCTTATAAGCACAATCTAGGTTGCCCCTTGCGAAAACTATCTCCTTAAGTGAGCATCCTTCTAACTTCCAGTTCACAGAATTGATTTGAGCTATTCCATAATCTATTGTACCGTTGTTATTTATATGCCAAACATCTTCACGAAGCCCGCTTTCCGCCGTAAAAATTGATATGGCTAGCTTATAATTTTCAATTCCCCATTTCTGGTAAATGTATTTTTCTATATCAGTTTTTAGGTCTTGAGGTTCGGGTATCTTCTCTACAACCTCGATTACTTTTTCGGCGGGGACTTCTCTTTTTTTGATTTCAAAAGGCGGCTTAATCGTTACAGAAATGATTTGATTCCACTGGATGGTGTGGGTGTCGAACCAGCTGGCTACCGCTTTTGCTGCTTGATTAATTAAAACCGCAAGGGCTATTAAGAGGACAATTAAGACTGCGAGCTTAATTTTCCAATTGATTCTTATTTTGTTCAGATTTATTTTTTTCATGTTAAATTAACATTAACATACGACTTGCGCTTTGTCAATAGTCAATTTTTAGCTCAATTCCTCTACTCATATGGTCAAGAGGCGGGACGAATTGCCTGCCCTCATTCATGGGAGATTTCGTCTCCGCCGTTAGAACGGGGTCGGGATTCCTTTTCCGGGTCTCCACCCCGCCTCTCAACAATACGAGCAAAGCCCCATTTTTCCATTTCGTTGATTTTTTCTAAATTATCCTTTGTCATCTCTTTATTTTCCTTCAATCTAGTAAGCACCCTATTCCACGAAGCCACCATCGGCTCAAATTTAACCCGAACTTCTTCCTGGTCCTGGTAACCATAAATTTTTGTTAAGTAACGGGAGTACATCACTTTCCAGTTAACCGCAAACTTGCCCCACTCGTCGTCAAAGACAATTTCTTTCTCTTTGGGTGGTTCTTGACCTGCATTCCAGTAGGCAGAAAACTCTCTTATGTATTTCTCGTATTCCTCATTTACAACTGAAGGGTTAAATACTCCCAACTCCAAAAGCCTCGCATCGTCTTTTGAGATGTAAACTATGTGTCCTTCAGGGAGGTCTTTGCAGATTAAGTAGTGCATAAGTTGCAAGCGGTGGTTGGCGTTAGGAATTTCTGAAATTTGGTATTTGTCAAACATAAATGAGGAGATTGATTTGATTTCAAGAACGATTTGGTTGATTTCGTCGGGCAAAGAATCAATTATGCGGAGAGAGGCTTTATAAACATTTTCAGGCAAAATATCTTTTATTTTCTCCAACTCAAACCTTGCTTTTTCCTTATCGGTTTTGCCACCCACAAGAAAATCTAGCTTGCCAGTTACAGGAACACAGCCGTCTATTTGATTCTTTAGCCACTCTTGAGTCTCAAGTAATACGCCAGCTCTTTTAAGGATAACCTCAATTATCTTCTCCCAGATAATACCTGCGTCAAACTTGCGAAGGGCAGTATCTGAAAAATCGTTGGTAGGTTTTTCCCCTTTCATCGTCAAATACAAATCAAGATAGCTCTTGCCAAGCTCCGAAGCCCAGATAACATCTCTTTCTTTGGGCTCTCGCCCCTGACGAGCTTCTTTTAGGCTTTCGTTCCAAATTTGTCCAAAACTCCAAGTAAGGTTTTTCATATCTCTTCAGAAGATGGGGAGGTGAGTGCCGCCCCACCTTCTCAAGAGACAACTACTCCTTAAAGATTTCTTCTACTTGTTCGGGTGTAATCTCTTCTTTTTCAACCGTTGAGTCGTCGTATTCCAACTCAAAGGCGTGATAGGTTCTTCCTCCTTTGGCTGATTTCAGCTTTCCCTGATAGGTTATCTTAATTAAAGAGCCAATCGGGATATTTTGAAAAAAATTATCCAACATTGCTGTGCCCCAAACATCTACCTTTACTCCACCTTTCTTCTCAACCGTATAAAGCCAAGAGTCGCCATTGATTGTCTGGACATTTCTTTTCGAGACATAAACCCCTTCGAGGACTTTTTCTTTTTCCCAGTCGTGGGTTTCATTTCTATCTACTTGGAATTTCTTAAAAGCCATTATTTATGCACCTCCTTTCTATAAAATCTTTGAATAGAACTTACAATTCCCCGCAAGGCTGGAAAAATCTCATTTCTTTTGAGAGTAAAAAAAACATTGTCTTTCTCAAACAAAAGCTCTTTGTTTTCGGGATCATAGTACATTCTCAAATTTTTAGTTTGTTTTACTTGAATGAAATTTTGAGTTTTTATTTCCATATATTCTTCGTTCATAGTTGTCTGGCTAACTTCTCAATCTTTTGGATTTCCTGCAGTGCTTCTTTTACGCCCCTGGCAACTTCTTCTAGCTTTTCAAATTCAAGGTTATCTAGGGCTAACTCTATATCTTTTCTGGCAAGAAAAGCTAAACCGATAATCCTGCCTGCTATCAGAGCTTTTTTAGCTGTTTCTTCTAAGTTCATAATATCTTAGCCAAGGATACGCTGGACTTTAGTCCTGCGAGGAATTGGCTCCTTTCTGTTTAGTTAAAAATTCCTCAACCTGTTGTGAATAACCACCTTCGTCTTTACCTTTTACATCAACAACTTTGACACTCCAAGCATTGTTAGTATTGTCTGAAAATTGATGTACAAAATACTTTGGTAACTTTTCAACAAAAGACTTATCTAATTTCTTATAAAATCTACCAACTAATTTTCTTTGGTTTGAAGTATATCCTGACCAATAGCTTTCAAATTCTACCCAAACAAATTTACTTCGTTCTCTTTTTGAAACTTCTCTCCAAATTTTACTTTTCAAATCTTGTATAGGCTCTCTCAATAAAGAGTTCCAAGTTGGGCTTAATTTTTCAACTTCAATTTTTAACCTCTCTAAATCTTCGGTTGAGAAATTCTTTAATCCTAATATGTTTAAGTAAATTTTGTTCATATCTTTTTAGAAACCTCACGCTTCAGCGGGAGGAGTGTGTCATTACTGACATAATAACACACCACCAGTTGCTTGTCAATAAGCAATTTTGAGGCTGTTTTTAGGAGTTCTTAATTTTTTCGCCATATCTTATTCGCCTGAAGTAATCATCTCCATATTTAGCTTTTAAAGAAGCTCCCCCTCTTCTACCCAGTTCCCGAAAATATTCTCTGCCGTGCTTCTCAAGAACAGCCTTTCCGCCCATTGAGGCCACTTCGTTGATTGTCTTGGGTTTATCCATACAATTTATATTATACTCGGCTTGCCGTTTTTGTCAACTTCCTCTGAAGACGGGCAAACTTGATTGAATCGCAGTTTGGACAGTAAAGCCTTCTAGGGTTGCCATAAAAGAAATACTCCCCGCAAAGTCTGCAGGGTTTTTGCAATTTATTTAATCTTTTTAGGATTTTTTGGATTCTAGCCATTCCTTTTTAAACCTGATAAGAGATTGGAAATCTCTGCTCTCGATAGCCTCTAGTGTCTCCCCCAGCTCTTCATAAGTCCAGTGCTTAGTGAGGTTTCTGGCAAATTTGAGGTACTTATATCTTTCCGGATATTTTTTTTCAAACCACAAAACAAACTCAAATGGATTTCGGTGGGCAAAAAAGAAATGGTGCTTATAACAAAGAGATAAGTGGTTCATTATGTCCCATCTAAGAGAGAGGTTAGAGCGGCTTATAAAGTGGGCGTCTTGAAGCTCCCCGCCACAGGAGGAGACTTCTGAGGCTTCACATCTACCTTTGGAGCGGACAAGCCTACTCATTGCTATGTCTAGTTCTTTGATTAGATATTTGAGGGTTTTCTTGAAATAATCCTCTTTGTGTTCCTTTGAGCAGAAGTATTTCTTGCCTTTTTTGTAAGACTTACCTGTAATTCTCTTAAGACAGTAAGTACACTTTTTGAGTCTCATAGATACTTCTCTTTTATTTTACCCCAAGAAACATCTTTGCCTTCTGGGAGCAAATTTAAGTCAGGGAATTTCTTATAAAAAAGGATTGCATCCCAAAGATTATCCTCGTCTATTTCTAAAATCTCGGCAAGCCCCCCCAGTTGAGAAGGTTTTATATCTGTTTGGGTTAACATCTCACCTACTTTATGCCACATCATAATCTCGTCCCATCTAATAGCAAAGCCGTATTCTGTTAAGACTTGATTCAGCTCGTCAATTAAGTCTTCCACTTTGGACACGTTGGACACTTACGCAAGGATAAACTATTCGTCGTTAAAAATCTTATTGGCTTCCAAAATCAAGTTTTTCTCCGGTGATATTTTTTCACGATTGTCTGCGGACTGTGCGGACTGTGCGGTATGTAAAAGAGAACTATAAAGGGTATCATACGAGGCTAAGTTAATACCAAAATAAGAGGCTTTGCTCTCTAAATTTTCACGATTCATTACTACCCATCTTGCTTTATCGTGCCCTCTCTGTTCAATGTCAAACCCCAAGACCTTTCTTATAATATTAGCCACCTTCTTCTCTGTTAACTCGCTCCTATAACCACCAGATTTTCTGTCTTCGTTTAGGATTGAAGTTAGACTTTTAAGTTGAATCTCATCTCCGTTGTTCCAAATATTAAGCATCATCTCAAAGATAGAACCTTCTAACGACTCTCTTCTTTCTCTTAGTGTTTCTTCTTCTTGCTCTCTGGCAAATTGAAGTATATCTTTTCTTTTTTCTTCATCTGAGAAGTAATATATAGGAGTTAGTATCTGTTGGACACGGCGGTCAAAGACCTCCAGCTCTGGGAAGCCATACCTTATATCTTTTAAGTTTATATTATCATAATTATTTAATCTCCACAATAAAAGTTTATTTCTAATATCTTCAGCTTCTTCATAATCTTCTCTTAATTGGTATAAAGGAAGTCTTTTTGTGTTTTTTTCCATCTTAAGAGTTATCGTCCTCGATAAAAGTCCTGCATCGTCCATTGGTTTCTCCGAAGTGAATATCTTGGGAGATTTAATAATATAGGCAGTAAGTTTTTTGATTTTATCCCCTTCTGTCCTTAATACTAACCTATTAGATACACCAGCTTTTAAGAATAATATAATACTTTTAGTATCTTCTCCAACTTTTTCAAATTCATCTATTAAGAGTGTTCCCCTCCAAGCGGTAGCCATTCTAAACATAGAGGCGATGGTTAAAGAACCAGAACTATCTATGGGCTTATAAGATAAACCACCGATTGTTTCCATAGCCGTTGTTTTACCTGTTCCTGTTCCTCCCACAAAGTGAATATATGGCACAAAAGGAAATTTATCATATAACCAATAGAAGAGGATAAGATTGGGTAAAAATCTTTCATAATTAACGGGATTCTGCGGAACCTGTATTCTTTCTGTAATATACTCGTATATCTGGTCTGTTATCTCTTTTGTGTTTTTGTATTCTTCTACTCCCGTCGGAAGCATTACTCCACCCTTTAAGAGAATATCATCAACTATAGGACGATAAACGACTCCTTTGTATTCGAACTCATTTACAATGTCAATTTCTCCATTTAGCCTCGAAAATTTAATGAAAGATGGTTTTCCTAGCTCTCTTTTACATACCGCATCGTCCGCATAATCCGCACTAGCAATTTGCTCTAGGATATATTCTGGAGTCTCCAAAAATGAAGTCTCAACTACATTGTCCTTTTTCTCTTTTTTCTCTTTCCTTTTCTTGATTTCATCCACCCCCATTTTAGACACGGGTATTCCAAGCTCTTCAGCAATAAACTCTTCTGGTGTTTTTATGGGTTTCTCCATTTTAGATACATTTGTTTTGCGAGTTTAGCTAATCTCTTTTTTTTTCTTAAATAGATTTTTTTCATAAATTCCCGCTTGGCTTTGCTACTGGCGGTAAATGTCCCAATATAACTATCCACTTCATCGTTGATGGCTTCAATCACTTTATTGATATCACTTAATAGTTCTAGAGTTTCGCTCATATTCTTTCTTAAGTTCTTTAAGTTCCTGAAGAATATCCTCTACATCAAACAACATAGCCAAATAGACCTTAAGCAATCTCATTTCATTCTCATCTGTCCCTACGGGGAATCTCTCCTGTACATCACGAATTGTCCACGTAATTTGATCGAGGCGTTTGTATTGACTTCGAAGTCTGTAAAGAAGTTCTATGTCTACTTTCTCATCTTTTCTCATCATATCTACTCTAAAACCTCCATTTTTATTTGTCAACTATATCTTTCTATATCAACCTTTATTCACCAAGTCGATAAAATCTTTTGCAGTCTCTAAATCCTCTATCGCCTCAACATTCTTTTCTCCAGCCGAAAGGAAAAGAACGGGGAAACCCACCTCTGGGTCTGGGACTCTCCCATAGCCTCTCTTCCCGAATGGGTCTTCAGTCTTAAAAGTCCCAAGCTGAATAATGTAGGGCTTTTTATCTCGATGGGTTAACTTCTCCATTCCAAACCTATGCTTGTCTCCGCTAATGACAATGTCCGCATCACGGTGCAGTTCAAGCATTCTCTTACCAGCGTGTGTAGGATTGAAGGAAGAATTGAATTTCGAAATTCCGTGATAAAGAAGAAACTTATAATCTATGTCATTAACTTGTAGATTTAATCTGCCGCCCGAATACAATAAAGGGATATTCAAATCTTGAGCTATCCACCTATAAGGCTCAATCCCCGCTACTTGATAAAGCCAATCCGAGTGATTTCCGGTAACGGCACACAGTATTTTGTCTTTATACTCCTCAAAAAATTTTCTCAAAACCAAAAGTTGCGTATCTGGAGTTACAACATCTTCCATCATTCCTCTGGGGTGTTTTTGAGGATTAAAAAAATCACCCAAATCTCCGACCAAGATTGTATAAATAGGGTAATCCTTCAAAGCCGCTAAATGTCTATCAAGCTCATCATAGTCAACAAATTCCGACCCTATGTGAATATCACTTAAAGGCATCACAAAAAAGTAAGGCAAGTTCCCAGTATCCACTTGGATAGTTACTTCTTCCTTCCAGATGTTTAAAGACTCTCTTTGTCTTTGAAGCTCTTTTATTCTTTGTAATTCTTCGTCAAAGGTTGTGGGTTGTAATGGTTCTGGTTTGACTATTTGAGGAGTTGATGATAGACCTCGCCTAATTTCGGTTTGAGATTTGAAACTTCCATCTGGATAAAAAAGACCTCGTTCTTTAGTCATCGCTTGTTAAGTTGACAATACTTTTATCTCCCAAGTCTGGCACTTCTTTGTAAACTTTACCACCCGTATCTTTCGCTATTTCTGTGGCGGTTTGTTTTGTAAATGGACCAAAAATTTCGTACTCCCCTTGAGGTAAAGGATAGATTACCCATCTTGGGTTTCCGCCATTCCCATCTATTTTGAATTTAGGTTCTTGTTCTTTCATTCTAATTTTCTGATTGCATCTCTAATCCCATAAACTGCAATTGCTCCCGCTATTGTTATAATTGTTTGAAAATTCCCTTCATCAATCCAGCCCAATGCTTTTGCTCCACCAGCGAAGAAAATTAGAACGGAAGCAATTATTGTTTTTTTGCCATCAAGCAATTCCCAAATTTTTTTCATTCTCATCACCTCCTACCTAAAAATCTCTTTAAAACGCACCAAATCAATTTTAAGGTGGGTATTTCATCAACCTTACTATATTGACTAGCTTTTAATTCTTCAATCGTTTTATTGGCTCTAGTGAGGTCAGAATTAAGTTTTTCAATTTCTTCCTCAAGAGATTTAACCTTGATTTCGAGCTTTTTTGCCTCCCAATCCGCCTGATTGAATTTGTCTCTTTCTTTATTAAAGTCTTCAATCGCCGCATCTCTTTCGTTTCGAAGCCTCTCGTTTTGTTCAGAAAGTAAACTAACCTCTCCAGCCCTGTCTGAAAGCGAAGCCGATAGAGATGCAACTTGACCAGTAAGCGTTTTAACATCTGTATCATATTTTACAGCTTTTTCCCAAAATGCACGAAATTCTCCTTCCCTGTCAAGAGACAATCCTCGCTCTTGAAGCAATGTTTTGAACCAGTCTGGTAAATCTTTTGGTTTTTCTTCCATATTAAGTGAAAGTAATGGGTCTTCCCACCAACTATTAAGCTCGGTAATTGTTTTCGCAATCGTATCAATTCCGTTCCTTAGGGTTGATGGGTCAACCTTAAAAACCGCAAAGTGCAAATGTGCGTATTGTGTTCCTGTCTTTCCTAGTTTGCCTATAACATCTCCTCGCTTTACTTCCTTAACCGTCGCTGTTATCTCCTGACAATGTGCGTAGTGATACCATCTTACCCCAACTGGTGTTTGGCATTCAAGAACCATATGCCTGCCAAAACCTTTAGTAGGATGTGAATTGTCGTGATAATAAACAATTTTCCCATCTCCTACTGCGTATAACAACTCTCCCAAATCAGTATCTCCACCGCTTTTGAGGTTAATATCGAGTCCCTCGTGATAATATGTTTCTCTATTTATACCAAAACCATCTGCCACATACCAGAATTTGTTAAATTCATCTGTTGTTCCCAATTGTCCTACTGGGTATCGCATATTCTATTTATTAAGTATACCGCCTAAAAGAGATGATATCACGCCAGCAATAGCTCCTGATATTGCGCCTAAAACACTTGCCCTTCCCTCAAGGTTTGATAATCTTGAGTCAATTCCATCAACCCTATTATCTACCCTAGAAATCTTTTCATCAAGTTTATCCTCAATCCTGTTTAAGGATTTTTGAACTTCAAGTAATATGTCGTAATTAGATGGTTTGGTCATAGAAAGTTGTGCAGGAATGCACCGCCTGGTAAAGTATAGGTAACTTGCAAAGTTGGACGATTTGAAGCAGCTTCTGAAGGATTTAAGTTGGTAAGCTGGTTAGAACCTGTCGGCGCTTGGTTATCTATGTCTCTTCCGACTCTTAATCCTATTTTTGTAAAACCTGTTCTAGAGATATAAGTTAAGCCCGTTGAATTCAAATCAATGGTATTATTAGCATTATTGGTGAAGTTAACTAGGGCTTTACTCCCCCCAGATACACTACCTACTTGACTAAAATCACTTAACGCCAATGAAGAAGTGCTTGCTTGTGATGTCTGAACAATTCTAACATCCGAAGAATCAGCATTATTTACTCCATTAAAAACATAAATTGTTAATGTTGCGGCTGTAATAGTAGCGTTTAAACCCAAAGATGATGTGTCAAAAGGAAGAAAAACTCTATCTATATAATAAATTCCAGAAACTAATCCCGCAAAAGGACCACCCATATTATTAGAAGCATACTCAAGGGAGACGCCACTTCCCGCTGATTGCACCGTAGCCCAATTAGTTCCTGAATTCCTAATATAGCCATCTCCCGCACCAGAAATAAAATTAGTTGTTATCAAATATATTTGCGGATATTCCAATCTTTTCTCTAATCCCGAAAAATGCAAAAAGGCTTCATATTTATCTTT